TTTAGGCTTTCTTCCATCCTTGTACTGCATCCACTCTTCCAAACATTGATGCAAATCCTCATTCTCCAATACATAACTACTATCTGTATGTATATTGTTTTCTAATATATAATTAAGATTAGATATATTAGAATTATTAGAATAAGAATAAGAAGTAGATATAGAGCAATTAACGTTACTTTCTAACGCATTTGTAACGTTACTTTCTTTTTCTCTCTGCCTTTCACGGTATCTTCTCTGACGTTCTCTGTTCTGCTTTTTGATAGCTTCTAGAGCATCTTGATTCTGGTATTTCGACCAATTCGACACCATATATGCATTATCCTCTAACTCCACCATTTCAAGGCCTTGGAAGACTTCTAAGGCCCTTTTGACCGTTCCTATCTCCATTCGGAATATCTTAGCCAACATTTCATCTGTGTAAGCTATTTTGTTGGAAATAGAAAGTGAACCACCTTGATTACATTTACCAGCAAGACACAGGATTTTGAACCATACAACCTCAATCTGCATTCCATCTGGAAGTGATTCAATGGCATACATTTTCTCGTCATCAAAGATATCTGTGACAATTTTTATCCATTTTAC